TCGTTCTCGTTCAGCTTGTCGGCCACGTGAGCCAGGAAGATCACGTTCTTGGTGCTCTTGGCCACGTGCTGCTGCATCAGCACCTTGAAGTACTGGGCGAACTGGCCCCAGGCTTGCATGGTGTTGGCCGAGTTGAGCACGTACATCGACTCGTACATCTCCAGCAGGTACGTCAGCGTGTCGATGACGATGGTGTGGATCTCGGGCATCGTCTCCGCGACCTCGAAGGCCTCGTAGATCTGCATGGGATCCGTGACGGTGAGCTCTTTGAACTTGGAGCGAAATGGCAGCTTCTTGCCGGCTTCGCAGTTCAAATACATCACACCTTCGGGCTTCTGCAGTCCCATGAGGGACGCAGACTTGCCCACTGCCGACTTGCCGCCGATCAGGACGAGCTTGTCGTTGACTGTGGTTTGACTCATTGATGGTCTCGATGAAGTTGTAGTGACCAAAGAAAAAGCCACCCGAAGGTGGCTTTGCACGTGATCACCAAGTGCCCGGAGGGCACCTGTTTGATGTAGCTACTGAAACCAGAACACTACTCTGCGCTCATCCGCAGGAGTGGCTTTCTTCAGTGTGGCAGTCAGGGTGTAGATAAGGTCAGCGAGTCTCAGCTTCAGCACCTGGGCTTCTGGCCTGTGGTCTGTGCCGAGCTCGATGTACTTTTCCATCAGCTCTTGGACGGTGAGATAGTTGTCACCGAATCCCTCGGTGTTCCAGGTTTCTCTCAGAGCTTGCAGCTCTGGTGATGCGTCTTCTGGAAACCCCTTTGCCCAGCATGACCAGGGCAGAGAATCCCATACCCCATCGGTCAGCATGCTGTAGAGCAGCCGATCTTTGGGGCAAGGGATTTCTTCCATGGTTCGCAGCAAGCAACCCTTCTGGATCAGAGATTCTCTTTCCCGAAAGGTTGCAGCTGCCTCTGCTTGCCAGGCACCGGTTGGTGCCTTGGTTTCAACAAACAGATGGAGGTGGGTAGGAGTCAGGGCCATCATGTCCAATCCCGAGGGTTTGGTTGCAATGGCCGGACTATCGTTTTCTCTACCGTTTTGGGATACCCCTATGTTCTAGGGGTTAGCCCTTACTGCCTACTCCATCACGGAGTAGTCGAGCTTGCTCCAGCGCTCCCGCGCTTGATCAGCTCTCGGCCTGCTGTCGTCATGACCGTGGACAGAAGCTCAGCTTCGCTCAGCTTGTCTGCGATCTTGTCGTTCAGGGCAAAGACCTTGACTCGGATGTCATCGAAGCCAAAGCCAGCGTCCACCAGGATCCGAACGTAGCGGTGCAGCATGTTGTTGCGGTTGCCGTCACCGATGTTGTTCATGACCCAGCGCTCGAGCGCATCGAGGTTCTGCTGGCTGTCGAGCAGTGCCTTGCGCTCTTCGTTCTTGCTGGTCTTCGGAATGAAGGGCAGAACGTCCAGCACTTGGCCGTCTTGGTACTCGAAGTGCCCATCGTGGCTGAGCCACTTGCGAGCACGCTGGAACGTAGCCGTGTCCACATCGAAGGGCATCCAGTCCTTGATGTTGTTCATCAGCTCTCGGTAGTCCTTGGCGTCCAGCTTCAACTCGTAGTTGATGGGCAGGACGATGCGGAAGCGGTGCTCGGTGTCGGTGTGCCGCTTGGTCGTGTAGAGCAGGAACTTGTAGTCCTTGAGCAACAGCTTGGCGGTGCTGATGTTCACTCCACCGTCCACGTCGATCACCACGAGGTTGAAGCCGGGGATGGCGTTGTCCTCGTTGCGGTAGCCGTTGGTCAGGTGGTGCGTAGTCCAGTGCAGGCCTTGCTTCTGGGTCAGGATGTGCAGCTTGTCGAACGGAGCCAGCTCAGGCTTGTAGCCTTCGACGATGTCCGTGCTCCAAGCCACCACCATCTCGTCCAGGTTGGTGGGCTTGAGGGCCTCACCGCGCATGAACTCGATGCCGTCGCTGAACGACTTCTTGATGACGATGTTGTTCTTGTAGCCCCAGGCAGTAGCCAGGGTCATCATCTCAGCGCGCTGTGCCGACGAGCCTTTGTAGAACGGGAGATCTTCGACCATGTCGGCTTGCGTCACTTCGCGGCCGATGTCTGCGATGTACTTGGCCAGCTTGACGTAGGGGCGGTCCCGCGTCAGCAACTGGTTGAAGGCTGCACCCGATTCTTCGGCCAACTTGATGGCGTAGTACAGATGCTGCTCGGTGACTTCAGGGCTGCCGTCGATGAAAGCGTAGGCACCTGCGAGCTTCAGGCTCTTGAAGTGACGGTGAGCCACTTCCTTCTTCTTGAGCTCGTCATGCACCGGCAGCTCACTGGCTCGCTTGCTGCACAGCAGTTCGTACTCGTTCAGCAGCAGAGAGGTGTCTTTGCTGATGGCCAGTTGCTTGTTGGCGTTGAGCACATCAGCCAGGCTCTCCAAATGGTCCGCGTAGTCTTGCAGGAACTGGTGAGAGTCCTGCTTGGTACGCATCTCGTAGAGCTGCTCGGGGGTGAGGTCGGTGCGCTTGTCCGTGCTGCGGTTGTAGGCGAAGAAGCAGCGGCGTGCGTAGCCCGTGTCGAGCAGCGAGTACAGCTGCTCTTCGGTCTTGCTGCCATCCAGCAGGCGCACAGGCTCACCGAACATCAGCAGGTTGGTGGGTGTGCTGCCGTGGATCTCTTCGGTGCGCTTGCTGTCCGAAGTGTTCTTGGTCAGCTTCTGCTTGACGCGACCCACATCGTAGAGTTCCAGGAAAGCCGGAAAGACTTCCATGGAGCCCATCAGCGTTGAGCCGATCTCGTCGATCTCCAAGTTCACGCTGCCAGCGTCAGCCATCAGCAGCTTGTGGCGCATCTGTTTGACAGCAGGCGTGGTGGCTTCGCTGAAGTCAAACAACAGAGAGCCTTGATCCTCGAACTCCTTCTGCACTTTCAGCAGCTCGTCGTCCGGATCGGTGCCTTTGCGGGTGGCCCGCTTCAGGCTGATCTTGGGCATGTTCTGCTCGGCCAGCAGCGGGAAGGTCTCGTTGAGGAAGCGCTTGCGGAACAGATGCGCGACTTCCTGTTCGAGCATGCCGGTCGAGACGCCTTTGCCAGTGCCCGAGGGTGACAGGGCCAGGGTGTAGGAGTTGACCGGAATGGGGCCACGGTCATGCGTGGCCACGGTGGCCCGCATCATGGCGGCGATCTTGCACCAGTAGTAGGCGACGATCACTCGAAAGAACAGTGGGTTGCTGTTCTGGGTCTTGTTGCAGAGGATCTGCACCAGCTTTTCGGAAGCTGGGTGAAAGTCCATTTGGTCGAAAGGCTTCATAGAGTCTTCTCTCCGTAGATGTGGTTGGTCGGGATGTAGCTGAAGATTTTCTTGCAGTGGATGCAATAGATGAAGGCGTAGCAGTTCTTCTCGTCAGTCCACGCAGCTTTGTCTTGGTTGGCTTTGCCAAAAGGACTTTGTGTGTGTGCTCTATCGATACTGATTTGCTTGTGCCTGCACAGAAAGCGCTTGAACAGGCCTGCCATCACTGATCCATGAGCAGATCACCAGCAGCGATCAGTGCATCTTTTTGGGTACAGACAGGAAAAGCAGGGCAGTACTTGCAGGCAGTGACTTCGCCTGGCTTCTCCAGCACAACGCCTTTGCTGCCGTCTTCGACAAAGCGAAGCATGGCGTCGTGTTTGTTGTCGAAGTTCTTGGTGCTGCGGCCAGTCAGCTTCTCTGGGTTCTTGTAGTACTTGAACACCGGATCACTGCGCCACAGGTCTTCGTCTTCGCACAGCGGAATGTCAGCTTCGTCTGCATTCCAGTACTTCTCCATCAGTGCGAGCTTCTTGCTGATGAAGGCCTCGATCTCCTGCACAGACTTCAGAGCGAAGCTCTGCTTCTTGAAGGGATGCGAGGGGTAGTTGGGATCACTGCGAATCTTCGACCGCTGCCAGTCGGTGAAGATGAAGTGAATGTCCATCTCGTTCTGAGTGATCAGCTTCGGGTCCAGCCAGCGATAGATGGAACCTTGCAGTGCGTACTTGTTGTTGTTCACTTGGTTCTGGTAGGTCCAGACAGAGGTGGACTTGAAGTCCTGCACTCGACCTTCACCGATGAAGTCGAACTTGCCGCTGATGGTCCACTTGCCCAGCTTGCGGTGCAGTCGCTGCTCCAGGTAGACAGGGATGCTGTCAGGGTGGGCGACCAAAAAGTCATCGCTGGGGTTCACTGCGATGCGGTTCACGATCTTCTGGGGGTAGCCCAGAGCCAGCATGGCAGCTTGGTGGTTGGTCTTCCATGCCCGCTCGATGGCGTCATGGATGGCTGCGCCCATGCGGTTCTTCATCATGTCGGGCAGAGGCACTAGGCCTTGGCCCGGTGGCACTCGTGTTGCCAGAATGAGTTGCCGCAAGGGCTTGAGCAGCGTCGTCGCACTGATGGTGTGCGGATCGTCGTTGTAGTCGTAGTTGTCGGAAGCCAGGAACACTGCCAGAGCCAGAGGCACTTCAGCGGTGTGGGAGTAGCGGGTTGATTGCATGGTGGTGTGCTTGAGAGTTTTCAAAGAGCGCCAGGAAGGCGCATGTGTTGGCTCTGGCGGCTGGCTTACTTGATGAACGACTTGGAGAAGCCTTGAAGGTGCGGCTTCTGACGCAGAGCAAAGTAGTCGGCGTAGGCCTTGTTGAGGATCTGAAGAGAGCCTTCTTTCGGGTAGAGCACGATCCAGACAGGATGAACGTCAAAGACGCGAGCCATCCACTGCATGGCCTCTTCTGAAGTCTTGGCTTCCACCACAAAGTTCTTTGGGCGGTAGCGCCGGTCAGCGTCTTGCTCGTAGTAGAGGACCAAGAACGAAGCAAGGTCTTCTGCTGGCTTGGGCAAGACCAGCTTCAAAGCAGGTGCTTCAACTTTTTTGGCTTCCTTCTCACGAAGGTACAAGTCCAGCTTGGCCAGCGCGTTCCAGGCTTCATGAGCCAGGTGCGGCAGGTTGCTGTCCTTGTCGTACTCTTCGCCCATGTGCCGGCTGGCTGCATGGCGTTGCTGAGCGTCTTCGTAGCGCCGGAAGCCATCGGGCACATGGACCCAACCACCATCGGTGTACTTGGCTGCTCCGAAGGTGCCGACCTTGGCGACTTCGGTGAGAGCTCGTGCCATGCCGCCTGTGATCAGGTGCATGCGGACTTTGCCTGAGTCGACTTTCGCGCCAGGCTCATGCTGGGATTTGCCCAGCGGGTCTTTCTCGATTTGCATGAATGTGTAACTTCAAGAGGAAATGAAAAGAGCCCCAAGGTTTCCCTTGAGGCTCTCGCTTGCGATCAACCGAAGTTGATCTCGCAGGCACCACCTGCGCAGGCCAGCTCACCGGCCAGGTTCACGTCATCGCCGTTCACCTCGAACACTTGCGACACGTCGATGGCAGCCAGTGCAGGCAGCATGGCTTCGTACTGCTCTTTGGTGCAGTCTTCGAAAGGCATCTGCGGGTACGCAGTCGAACCGAAGTACGGCAGCACCGAGATGCCGTTGTAGTACTCACGGTTGTCCCACATCCAGCCACCGAGCTGATCCCACTCATCGTCCTTGACGGAGATGGTGCAGCTCACGTTGTGGCGGTTGTCGCCCCTGTTGTGGCCTTCGTCAATCCACGTGCTGGCGATGGCTTTGACTCGCTCCAGGAGATGGAGCATCGGCTCGTCACGGAACACAGCGCCTTCAGGTGCCTTCTGCGGGAAGCTGAGCACGACCCCGTCAGGGTTCATGACATCTTGCTCCACGAGTTGAGGCACAACTCGCTGCAGGTACTTGACCAGTGCTTCGTCCTTACCCGCGCGCATGCGACGGATGTAGTACGGAGCGTGCCAAGCGTGGACACCGGAGCTGGTGCCCAAAACCAGAGAGCTGGTGCCTTCTGGCTTGACGCAGGTGATGCGAGCTGCAGCGTTGATGTTGATGTCACGCGCAGTCGTGAGGTTCTGCAGCGTGGCTTCTGCAGCCGCTTGGCGCTGATCCAGGGGTTCCACCGTGCCCGAAGCGATGCCGGTCATGGACACGCCCAGCAGTGCATCGAGCTCACACGCCTGTTGCCATTTGGGATTCAGGTAGTGGAAGTCGGTGTAGCCGGCTTGGAGAGTGCCCAAGAAGGCTGCAGCACGCGAGGCCTCGTTGTAGTCTTGCTGGCTCTTGATCATCGAAGCGTTGATCGTGCTCAGATTGCACATCTGGTACGGACGCAGGCCGATCTCGACGCAAGGGTTGGTGCCCCAGTCTGGGTTGTTGGTCCAGTAGACGCCAGGCTCACCGCAGCCAGAGTCCTTGATGCGCTTCATCAGCGCCTGAAACTCTCGTTCGCTGACCTCGTTGCGAGGCAGGACAGCAGAGTTGTTAGCGCGTGCGCGGTACGGATGGGTGATGTACCACTCACCGGCCTTGCAGGTCAGCATCTCTTCGTCGAAGCGGTCGAACAGGCAGATCATGGCGGCACGACGAATGCCACCGGCCAGCACAGCATCGGCCACGATGCAGGCAATGTCATGCACTTCGATGGGACGAAGGCGGCGACCTACTGCAGCACGGAAGATCGGGATGATCTTTTCGATGCACTTGCGCAGAGGCTCAGGGCCAGGGGCCTTGCCGCCAGAAGTCACCAGGTCGGTGCCCTTCTCACGGATGTCCCGGTAGTCGAAGACCGGCAGGGTGCCACCGTTGAAGAAGGCCTTGGAGACCACCTTGATGGCATCAGCCCAACCGATGATCGAGTCCTGGATCTGGAAGCGGTACTCACCGTCTGATTCAGGCGACTTGATCTTGGGCAGCTGATCCACGTGGCGCTTCTGCACCGAGTAGCCGACACCGGTTCCACCAAGCAGGAGGAACATGAGTTCAGCGAAGCACTTGGTGTGCTCCATCGGGAAGTAGGCGCAGTTGAAGATGCGGTTGGGCGACAGCAGGATGGGTCGGCCGCCGAACTGCAGGCTGCGCATCGAAGGCAGCACCCGCTTGGTGCGAACGAAGGTGTTGTAGACCGCGTCGATCTGGGGGGCCATGTGCGGGTACTTGGCCTTGTGCATGTCTGCGTTGCGAGTGCAGATCTCGTCCCAGCTTTCACGCCGGCCCAGGTCGGGCACGAACTTGGCGTACTTGTTGAAAATGGTGATGTCGGAGAGGGCGGCTTTGTCGAAATTTTCCATAGGTGCGAGAGGGAGTTACTGGGGATTCCTGCTAAGGAAATGGAAAACCCCTCTAGGACGTATGAAGCAAACATCCTAGAGGGGTTTATAGATTCCCCTGGCTGGGGGAATCTAGTCTACGGTATTTCAGCCCATCAGAGAGTATCTGTCGGGGGCTGAGATACTCGAAGCTGAAGTATCAGTACGCACCTTGGGTCAAGGCTGCCCAGCTCACAGGGAACAGCGGGGCGATGATCTGGTTCACCTGTTCCGCCAGCTCCTGGATTTCCTTCTGAGCGTGGGAATCCGAGCGCTGGTTGTAGAAGTTGGCGAAGGCGTAGAGGCTGCCTGTCCACACCCAGTTGACTTCGCAGCCTTGGGGCAGGATGAACCTGGCTTGCTCTGGGCAGACACCTGCACCGACCATGGACTCGTAGAGCTCAATGGCGGCCTGGGTTTGCTCTTTGTAAGCAGCCATCCACTGGCCGCTGTACTGGTGCTTGCCTCCGCTGCCTTGTTTGACGTTCTCGGCCTTGGCTCGGAAGAACGGGGGTACGAAGACCTCGGGCCTGGTGCTGATGTAGCGCCTGGATTCCTCACTCTCCACGAAGCCGATCTTGTGCTTGAAGCACTGCACCCGGATGGGAATGGGTGCCTGCATGCGCAGGGTGATCTGCGGGTGGCCGAAGGGAACCCAGTGGCACGGGATCGAGCGCATGTAGACGGCCAGGTCGTGGAGCTCCTGGTCGTTTTTCTTCTCCCTGAGAGAGCCCACAGGCGCTACATAGTCCACTTTGCCGTGGTATTTCATCTGTTGGATGAGTTTTTCCCAATCCCCCGACTGCATACCCCGAGCCAGGAACCGTATGAGTTTGTCATTCTGGTCCTTGGTGAAGTTGTCAGCCAGTTTGTCGAAACTCTGGCGGGCAAAGTTTGCGACATCGTGGTCTGAGAGATAATGGTTTTCGTAGGTGGCTTTCATGCTGCCCTTTTTGCTATGTGGATGGCGGAAAGAGATACTAGCCGGGAAACCCAAGCATGCCCACTGAACTACAAACCTGCTCTGGAAACTTCTGTGGCACAGGTGGCTGGGCTGGCCCACTTCCTGGGGATCCAGGCGATGCTTATGGGTTGACCGCCACCCCTGCCTTTGGTGGGGTGCAGCTGACGTGGAACTTGCCTGGGGTGAATCCACAGGCGGTGGCCTATATCTCGGTGTATCGAGGCTTTAACCCCGACTTTGCGCTGGCTGTGAAGCTCAGCGATTGGGGCGGGAGTTCGTACTTCGACCAGACAGGGCTCGGAGAGCCCTTGCGTCAGAAGTACTACTGGGTCCGTGTGATGTCGGTGAACGGCACTCCGGGGCAGTTGGTCGGCCCGGCGTCAGCCGTGGCACGACCAACGGTCACGGAGATGCTAGAGATCCTGGCAGGGCAGATCGGTGAGAGCGAGCTTGGCCAGGCTCTGAAAGCTGAAGTGGCTCGGATCCCTGTGGTGGATCAACGAGTGGCTCAGGAGACCTTGGATCGAATCCAAGACAACCAGTCTGTGATGCTGGCTCTGAACGCTCTGGATTCCCAGACGGGGGAGTTCCGCACGCTAGTCACGAACGAGCTTGTGGTGGTCAAGGACGCCCAGCAAGCTATCGTGAACGTGCTGAACACCATTGCTGCAGGCGGCGGTGGTGGTAGCGCTGAAGCACTGGTTCAAGTAGAGCGTGATGCTCGAATTGCTGCAGATGCTGCGATTGCTTTGGATGTCACTACGCTCTACACGCGGGTAGAAGACAACGAAGCGGCCATCATAGACGAGTCGATTGCTCGGACGACTGCGATCAACGCTACGACTCAGACGCTGAACACCCAAGTCAGCAACTTCCGTGGTGAAGCTCTTGGTGCAGTGGCTACCGAAGCCAACACTCGGGCCAGTGCAGACACTGCTTTGGGGCAGCGGATTGACACTGTGCAGGCTACAGCGACTACGTTGGCTGCGACTGTTCAAACCAACAACCAAGCCCGCATTGATGGTGACGCTGCGAACGCGCAGCAAATCACTACGGTTCAGGCTACGGCCAACGGCAAAGGAAAGATCCTTTACCAGAACACTACGCCTGCTGTTGCTGACCGCCTGGAGCAGAACCTGTGGGTTGACACAACCAACAACGCCAACACGCCGAAGCGGTGGAACGGTACAGCTTGGGTTGTGGTGACGGACAAGGTGGCTACTGATGCCGCTGCTCTGGCTGAGACTGCTCGTCAGGCTTCAATCACAAACGCAGCCTCCATTGTCACCAACAACCAAGCACGCATCGACGGCGATGCTGCTTTGGCTTCCCAGATCAACACGGCGCAGACGACTCTGAACGGAGCCATTGCTTCAGCAGAGACTCGGCTGCAAGCCAACATCAACATCGTTGATGGCAAGGCTGTGGCGATCGGTGCTCGATGGACGGCCATTGTTGATGTCAACGGGCTCATCGGAGGCTTTGGCATCTACAACAACGGCCAGCAGGTGGACGCTGGCTTTGATGTGGACTTCTTCTGGGTTGGCCGAACGACCAACAAGCGTAAGCCGTTCATCATCCAGAACGGCGAAGTGTTCATCGACAAGGCAGTCATTGGCACGATCACTGCTGACCAGATCGACACTCGTGGTCTGACGATCAGAGACACCAACGGGCAGATCATTCTTTCTGCTGGTGCCAGCTTGAACTCGCAAGTAGCTGCTCTTGCAAGTGTGCAGGCTGCGGCTCAGACGGCTAACTGGGGAACGGTCACTGGCAGGCCGACTGACGACAGCATTCGCAACAACCTGATCGACCTCTCGTGGTGGAGGCGCGATGGCACTTGGCCCTGGGCTACCAACGGCGAGTACAACCGGCTTGTCTCAGGCCCATCAGGCGACGTTAATCAGCCTGGGCCACGCGGCGGCTCGGACATCATGTGGTACGCCCAAGAGATTGGCGAGAATGTTGGCGAAGGCGGCGGCGGTTGGAACAGTGGCACGTTCGTAACTTCACGACTCGACCCGAGCAAAGCGTACCGTCTTGTTGTGCCTATCCGCCGCATGGCGGGCACCGGCACATACTACTGGGGCGGGTATGGTTTGTGTGAACTTAACACCACCGCTGTTAACACGAATCCATATTTTGCGGTTGCAAGCTCGGCAACACTGGAGTCGGATCGGTGGTATCTCTTTGTTGGCTACGTCTACCCTTACGGCTCTAGCGGCAACAACAGCGATGCAGCGGGTGTGTACGACTGCAAGACGGGTCTCAAGGTCGTGGGAGGCACAAACTACAACCACGAAGCGGAAGGCATGTACCACCACCGGGCGTACCAGTTCTACGCTTCGCTCAACGCCAACTGCCTTTTCGGCCGTCCATTCTGCAACGTGGTGGACGGCACCGAGCCAAGCCTCCGGGAATATTTCGAGACAAGCGCCGTTCTCAACCAAGCGCTTGTGCCGTCGATCAACGCGGCAGCTCAAACTGCTAATTGGGGGTCTGTTACGGCGCGTCCCAGCAACATAGCCTCGCTGGTGGGTAACGAGGGGATCCTCAACGGCCTAATTGGCATCAACTCATCTGGTCAGCTTTATGGCATCGGTGCGGGCGACGGCGTCACCGTGTCGAATCAGCAGATTCTGGTCCAGAACGGCACGCTCACTGGTATCGGCACGCCTGGGGTTGTCGTTGACAACAACCGAATCACTGTCGATGCCACTACAGGGGCCATCTCAGGTATTGGTGGTGGGGACGGCACATCCGTAGCAAACAACCAAGACTTTGTGATTAGAGCCCCTGGAGGCGGGGTGTTCACGGGTCAAACCGCTCCCATACTCGGTGCGTTGAAGATTCGCCTGCCGCAGTTCTTCACGAACACAATGTTGAAGTTCACTGTGGAGATCTACGAGTACAACACAGGGTTCTCGTGTACGTTGGAGCTTGCGGGCTATAACTACCAACCAGACACTGTTTGGTACAGCGTAACCGCTCGGGTGGTAGGCGGATCGAACGTCGAGTACCCAGTGTTCTTCGGTCACGATGGAACGCGGTGCTGTGTCTGGATCGACTCTCCTTCTACTGGTTCGTGGGTCTACCCACAGGTCCGAATCCGAGATGTTTTCGCGGGCTACAGTAACTTCAGCAAAAGCCTTTGGGAGAACGGCTGGCAGATCAGCTTTGACCAAACCAACATTACCAGCGGCACCG